GACCAGAGCCAGGGCACGGCTTACTATACCGTGAGCTGGACACAGCAGGTTGTCGATATCGGCGCCGGCGTGTTCCCGCTGCCGATCGGCGCCGTGGACATCGAGGACGGCTCGATCCAGTACGCGGCCAACGCTGCGATCCGTGACATGGCGCCGTGGCTCCCTGCCGAGGTGGTCAACGATGCGTGACCTTACCGCCACCGAATTTCGCCGGCAGGCGATCAAGCTCGATCGAGCCGAGCGCCGCCTCGCACTGATGCGCCTTTCCGGCAAGGTCAAGGTCGTGGATGCTGATCGGCGTATGTTGCGCCTGGTGATCGCCACCAGCAGCTCCGGCGCCGAGGTCTTGAGTCCATGGGTGCGCTGGCAGGAGCCAGCCGCAGGCGGCATGCGCGTCCACTCTCAGCCGGCGATCGGCGAGCAGATGGCACTCGTCAGCAGCTCCGGCTCGGTCGGCGAGATCTCGATCGCGGTACCGGCCACCTACGACCAGGACCACGCATCACCGTCGAATTCATCGGACACCGCAGTGCTCGAACGGGAAGCGGCCCGCCTGGAGCTTGGGCCGCAAGGCTTTCTCCTGAAAGGGCCGGTCAAGATCGAAGGGCCGGTTACGATTGAGGGCGATGTCCTCACCCACAACGACCGCAATGTCGGCCACGACCACAAGCACACCGAAGTTTTGAGGGGCGGCGATCTCACCGGCCCACCCGAAGGCTGAAAGGAAAAACCATGGCCAAGAAGACAACAGCAGCACCAATCAACGCGAACGACAAGGCGACATACCTCATCGCTGAAAAGGCCCCGCCTTACATCGCCGGCGAGCGCGTTGGCGATCGCAAGGAGATCGAGCTGACCGAGCGCCAGGCACGCGCCGAGCTACTCGCCGGTTACATCCTGCCCAAGCCGGCTTCGAGCAACGCTTGAGCCATCTTTGAAGGAAGCTTGAAGAATGGCCGGCGCGGTTCGATACAGGAATGGTTTCAATCCCCAGACAGGTGAGCGGTTGCAAGGTGCTGCCCACCTGGCGCAGTCGCTCGGCAAGATCTGGGGAACGCGCCTGGACGAGCGTGCCATGCTCCTCGCCTTCGGTTCGGATCTTCGCAGCCTTCTTTCCGAAGATCTGACGCCGTCGATCGCGCTGCTCATATATAATGAGTTGGTAGCCTCGGCCGCTCGTTGGGAACCGGAATACGCCGTCACGCAGTTGCAGCTCGTCTCGCTCACCGAAGGCGGCACTCTCGGCTTACGTCACGGCGGCATCTACTATCCCGAGGGCCGTTTCGGAAACTACGCTCTCGCGGCCGCGCTCACCCTTCCGCCCATACCATTGACCACCAAGGGAGCATCGGCATGAGCGCGATCGACCTCAAGTCATTGCCGGCGCCTACCATCATCGAGGAGCTGGACTACGCCGCGATCGCCGCCACCTACAAGGCCAAATTTGTTTCGCTTTGGGAAGGCGTACGGACGGCCAACCCGTCGCTGAACTTGCCGCCATACGACGTCGAGATGCTCGAAACGGATCTCGCCGTTATCGCCACCGAGACAGAAGGCTTTCGCGAGGTTGTGCTTCGCGGTCGGATCAACGACGCCATCAAGGCTAATCTGCTCGCCTTCGCACGCGGCAGCGATCTCGACCACCTTGCAACGTTCTATGATGTCGTCCGCCTGGCTGGCGAAAATGATGACCGGCTTTGCGCTCGCGTGGTTCTGGCAATTCAGGGCCGATCGACGGGCGGTACTGCTCCTCGCTACAGGTCGGTCGCCATGTCGGCCGACGTCAATGTCGAGGACGCGATCGTCTACACGGTCGGCCGCAGCCCAGTCATTCACGTCGCCGTCTTTTCGACCTCTCCCGATGGCCTGGCCGGACCAGATCTCCTGGCGACGGTCAACGCCGCACTGCAGGCTGACGACGTGAGAATGACCAACGACACGATCATCGTCGCAACAGCAGTTCGCACAGTCATCAATATCGCCGCCGACGTCTGGCTTCTTCCGGACGCGGATGAGGCGACCCTTGTGCGCGCCGAAGCCGCACTGCGCACTGCCTGGTCAGTTGCTCAATCGCTTGGCCGCGACTTCGTGCCGTCCTGGTGGATCTCGAAACTGATGATCGAGGGAGTGCATCGCATCGAGCCGATCACGCCGATCAGCAAGATTGCCGTGCCGCCTTCGGAGGCGTTGGCGATCGGTACCGTCACGCTCAACCTCCAAGGGCGCGATTTCTGATGGGCACCTTGCTCCCGAACAGCTCGGGTCTTTTCGAGAGGGCGATTGAGGTCTCTTATGCGCAACGATGGGAAACACTCGCCGGCGCGGTCGCGGCGATCCGCACGGCCAAGCTGGTTTCGCCGCCACCTTCTTTCCTTCCTTTTCTGGTTTACGAGTACGGGCTCGGCGAGCTGACGCCCTACGTTCCGAACCTCTACACGCTGATCGTGGGCCGTGAGGGCGTCAACTGGCAGCGGCTGCGCGGCACGCCGGCATCCGTCAAGAAGGGCCTCGGCTGGATCGGCTACACGGCGACGATGGAAGACGCCTGGCATGGCCGAGCCTACTGGAACTCGACACAGCTTCGCTTCCCCACTTTACCAGCCGCCGATCATCCCGACCTTGAGCGCATCGAAGGTATCACCGCCTTATCGATCCCGAAGCGTTCGAACCTTCGTCGCGGCGTCTTCCAGTATGATGCCGGTGCGGTCGAACTCGACGGTGCCCGCATCGAGGAAAGTCTGCTCGAGCGCGAAAGTGGTGTTGCGGTCACCTCGGCTGGAACACTCTGGTCATTCGGTCGGATGACGTCAGTCGACCACCTACTGACCGAGGCGGAAGGAACATCGATCGGCAACTGGATCGTGCCGCCGGAAGAGACGGGCCTTAAATGGGCCGAGATGACCTATGCCTGGCAGACGGCAACATTCTCCTGGGCGGAAAACGCAGCAACGCAGCGGCGATCACTAATGGCCGCATGGTTTGCGGGCCAAGTCATCTATGCCACGCTGAAGGCTGGCAATGGCAGCGTTATCGGGCATCGCCGTTGCCGCGCGGTGCAACCGGTCAATCTGAAGGTCGGAGGTGTCTACGAGTTTGCCGGAGCGACCTACCAGCCTACAGCCGGCGGAACCAGCGTCTACATCGAAGCCATGACTGACTTCGAAGATGCCGATGGCATCACGGCCGAGAGCATCGAGTTGACGATCGGTGCCGCTCTCGTCGAAGGCGTCCCGCCCGGCCGGCTCTGGCTGACGGACTCCGAACTTAGCGGCGGGCACCCGATCGCATTCACACCATCCAGTCTCCCGCTGCGCGCAACCGTGCGCGAGCAGCTCCAGTTCCTTGTGAGGTTTTGATGTACGAACACGAAAGCGGCCTGCCTTATGCCTTCGACCGCGCCGCCGGTCACCCCGAAATCCAGAGCGTTGTGTGGTACGGCGAGCGGCCCTTCCTCCAAGGCGCGGAACTGCAGGATATGCAGACGATCATTCGCGGACGGCATGACCGGCTCGGCTCGCTTGTCGCGAAGGACGGAAACCGCATCGTGCGTGCTGACGCCATTGTCGACATCGAGGCCGGCACCGTCACTCTGACCGATGGCAGCATCTATGTCGCCGGTGACATCTTCCCCGTCGCGGCTAAGATCCTGACGGCCATTCCCATGGAGGGCCGAACCGAGATCGGCGTGCGCCTGGTGAAGACTTACGTGACTAGCGAGGAGGATCCTTCGTTGCTCGGTTTGGTTCCCGGTTCGCTGGCGGAAGGCGAACCAGGTGCCGCGCGCGAAGTTGCTTCTATCTCCTGGGCGCATATAGACGACGCCGGCGCCGGTACGTTCTTCTCTGTTTACACGATGCAGGATGGCACGATCCTCGACCAGACTGGGCCGTCAATCCTTGAACCGGCGATGCAGGCGCTCGCCGCCTACGACCGACCAAACGGCAACTATATTGTCAGCGGCTGCCGCGTGACCGCGCTTGGTGCCAACGCCGGCGACCAGGTCTTTGCGATCGAACAGGGTGAGGCAAACATCAACGGCTATAAGCGGACGCGCTTGGCAGCGCTTCGGCATGCTGAACCGGAGGAATGGGATGAACTCGCCATCCCAGGCGAGACCCACATCTATACCGGCGGCGCCTCTCTCACCTTCTCAGTCAACCAGGCGCCGATCGGACACATCAACGATATCTTGTTGACGATGGAAAAGACGGCCACGGTCACACGTGGCGCGATCGCCGGCGGTGCCGATGCCTTGCCGGACGCCAACGTCCTTTCTGTTTCTCTGGTCAAGAAGGGCGCGACCACTTACACGGTCGTCACCGATTACAGCCTCGTCGGCCGCAATATCGATTGGGCTGCAGCCGGCGCCGAACCGATCGCTGGCGAAACCTATCAGGTCACCTATCGCTACCGTGCCAGTGTCGCGGCCGACGCCAGCACCGCGACGACCATCACTGTTTCAGGCGGCGCAACGGGCGGCGAGATCATCGTCTCCTATACCACGAAGCTGCCGCGCATCGACCGGCTTTGCCTGCAACAGGACGGCTCGCCGCTCTATCTGAAAGGACTGCCTGCCCAAACCAATCCGTTGCCGCCGGCAGCGCCAAGCGATGTTCTCAAGCTTTGCCAGATCCGCAACGACTGGATGTCCACGCCTACGGTCTCAATTGATGGCATCAATGATGGTGTGCGATTTCTGTCGGCGGCAGAACAGGCCCGCTTCAACAGCCAGCTCCTCGACCTCGTCCGCCTCGTTCAGCTCGAACGCTTGAAGAGCGGCATCGATGCGCGCGAACCCGTTTCGAAGAAGAATATGTTCGTCGATCCGTTCACCGACGACACGTATCGTGACGGCGGCACCGCTCAGTCCGGAGCGATCTCCGATGGAATGCTGGCGCTCGCGATTGAGCCAACCTTCTACCATGTGGATCTCGACCAGGCGGTCACCCTCGACTACGTGGAAGAAGTCATAGTCGCCCAGGCGCTCAAGACAGCCTGCGAGAAGATCAATCCCTATCAAAATTTCGAGCCGCTTCCGGGCGCCCTGAAGCTTACACCTGCAGTCGACTTCTGGACCGAGAGCCGTGACGAATGGCTCTCGGCACAGACCGTCGAATTTAACCGCGGCGCCCGCACGGATAGCGGCCCGCTGCAGACCAGCTCGGCGACAGACCAGCTCGTCGATCAGCGTGTCGAACAACTGGAGTTTCTGCGCCAGATCCCGGTGACCTTCCAGATCTCCGGCCTGGGCGTTGGCGAGATCCTCGATGCGCTCACGTTCGACGGCATCAATGTCAAGCCAGCCGGCGTCCAGGTCGGCGATGCCAACGGGAAAGTGACGGGCACATTCGTGATCCCGGCAAACGTCACCGCTGGTAGTAAGGTAGTCGCCGCGACCGGACGCGGCGGCACCGAGGCGACGGCGCTTTTCACCGGACAAGGGACGGTCGAGATCGACGTCATGCGCCGTGTCACAACGATTAACAATTGGACGCGGGCGCAGGTCACGCGCTCTATCTCCGGCAACAGCGGCAACAACTCCAACGGGGGACGTGGGGGTGCCGCACACAGCGACCCGCAGGCCCAGCTATTT